CGAGAGCGCAGCGGCTTCACGCCACCATGGCTCGTTGTCTGCGGGCGATCTCAACAACGAGGACTGATCATGAAGGACGCAAAAGGCCACGGCAGCGACACGGGCACGCGGGGGATGCGTCTGATCAAGACGCATGTCAACGGCCCCCACTCGGCGAAGGTCTACAACAACCCGGAGTGGGGCGAAAAAGTCGTTAAGTTTTTCCACAACGGCGTCTATCAATCGAAGGCCGACAGTCACACGGATGACATAGCCGACGCGCATGCGACCGCGCAGTTCCAGCTACAGCGTTACGCCGATCAGGACGCGAAGGCCTCGCTCGCGAGCGGACCGAAGTCGGCACCGACCCCAATCCACGACAGCATGCACGATTACGGTGCGTCGAAGGGCACAGGCCCGACCATGCGGCCGAGCAACCCGGCTCCGGACAGCACGCTCGGTCGTCATGGTTACAGCCCCGACGCGGTCAACAAGGCCATTGCTTCGTCGAACCGCAGCGGGCGGCGTATCGGCGGCAAGGAAGCAAGTGCAATCCACCGGCTGCTCAAGGGGCGCTAATGGCCCAACGATTTCCAAAGCCGACCCACTCGGTCGGCGTTTCCATTTTGGTGCCGCACTCAAAGTTCACGCCGACGCCGACCATGTCCCCGCTGGAGATCGCCTTCTACAAGGGACGCGAGGCCCGGCGGCTCGGGCGTCCGGCGGAGAACCCGCACAACGAATTGTTAACCCCAAACGAAGGGGCACTTGCGGCGGAGTGGGAGCGGGGCTATAACAGCATGAAGAGGACGCCATGAAAGACCCACTCGGACACGGCAGCAACGGACGCGGAGCTTTCAAGTCGCCGCGCCATCAGTTCAAGGTCGAGAAGCACATCGCTTTCCACGGCGTCACGGCGGCCGGGCAGAAGGTCACGACCTCGGGCAACATCTGGCAGAAGGTCGGCGGCTCGCGCCGTCGCGCTGTCGCCGAGAAGATCGCCCAGTTTCATCGCGTTGACAATCCCAACTCGCGTGTGAGGATCAAATGAAGGACGCTCTCGGCCACGGCAGCAATGCCCATGACTATGCATTCCATCGCGCGCACAACGCGGGCCTGACCGCGACCGTTGAGCAGCATGCTCGTGCCATGGATAAGTACCCAAGAGGCCCCTTGGGGCTGCCGCCGGAGCACATCAGAACCTCAACCGAATACCGGATGGAGAAGGCCAATCTTGATCGGGCTGTCTCCGCGCTCCGAGATCACAATGGGTTCATGGTCAAGAATTTCAAGAAAGAGATGAAGACAGATCGCGACGCTCGTCGGGGGTTCAAATGAAGGACGCGCTCGGTCACGGCTCCAACGCGCACAACACTGGCATCGAGACGTTGCCGCGCAAGCCGAAACCTATTTCGGAGTTGCCGCGTGCTGCCCTGCTCAAGGCGTATGAGAAGGCGCAGGCGAAGAGCAGCGAGATCAACAGCAAGCTCATCGACATGGGTCACGGCATGGTCAAGGGCAACGAGATCATGCAAATGACCGGCCATCCGATCTTCGATGAGTATCGCGCCAATACCGCGCACCTCCGCTCGCTGATCGACGAGCGCGAGGCGCGCAAACGTTACCAAGGCAACGAACATCCCATCAAGAAATCGAAATGGCTCTGACATGAAAGACGCACTCGGCCACGGCTCCAACGCCCACAACTCGGGCGTCGCCAAAATCGGCAAGCTCCCGCTCCATCCCAGCGTGATCAAGACTGTCACCGGCAACCCCGGCGGCTTCTCGGTTCGACCGACGAACGGGCGCATGCCGTCGAACGGCTTTATGGTTTCGATACCCGGCCACACTCAGATCGTTTCCGAGAAGGCGCTGAGCGGTCCGCAAGGTCACGAGATCATCTCGCAATACGCCAACGCGCACGCCGACGTGTTGCGTGATCCACGCGCGCACATCGGCGGCTGGACTGACAAGGAAACCGGCAAAACATACCTCGACGTATCCCACAACATCAAGAGCAAGCGCGAGGCCGTCACCACCGGCCGCAAGCACAACCAAATCGCCATCTGGGATGTCAAGCATGGAAAAGAAATCCGGACAGGCGGCACGGGGGAATAACCGATGGCAAACCCGATCACTGTTGACAACGACGACGCGGCGCGAGCGCTGGCCAATGGCCATCCTAAAAGCCAGCGTGCGCCCCTTCGCGACCCTGCTCCGGTCCTTCCGGGCAGCCCGGGCACGGGAGCGGCTCCGGGAGCGAACGGACCGCCTACGACAGGCCCGATGGGGCCGACATCCCCGATAAGCGCGTGCTGAGAACATGCTAGTTGTTTGTCGCCGTCAAGCCTAGTAAGCTTGGCGGCGAAATCACATCTGCGCACGCGAGGACCTCATCATGGCGTATCAGACGAACGGCGGCACTGCGGCCCCTGCCAAGCAAGGCATGAAGGACCTGACCAACACCAACATTGCGCGCGATGGCGCTGCAAAGCGGCCCCAGACGAAATTCCCGACCACGTATGGCATGCGCGACCGCACCGCTGAGATGGCGGGCGTGAGCCCGGCCAATCCCGGCGTCGGCCCCGACGCGGACCCGGCGAACCCGCTGAGCCCGTCGCCGAAGCTCAAGAAGTTTCCGGACGCGCCCGCGAAGTGGGGCATGAAGGACGCCAACGGCCAGTCGGTCAACGGCAACCTCGGCCATGCTGTGCTCACCGAGGCGTCGAACCTCGGCCGCTAACCCCGAAGGATTTGACCAATGACCGACCCAATTGACGCTCAAGCTGCGGGCTCCGACGCCCTCATCGGTTCCAAGCAGAAGGCCAAGAACGGCTACGGCCAGAACGGCTATCAGGGACCGTCGAGCGACCTTCCCGGCCAGAGCACGCGCATGGACCGCGACTATGGTCTCCCGGCTGACCCGAGTGCTGATGCTGGCGACTGGCAGACCCGCAAGGTCGATCAGACGCCGATCACGACGCACCCCGGCATGAAGGCGCGCGACAACAAGATCAGTTTCCCGACGAACAACGTCAGGGCCGCAACCAAGCGCGCCATGGGCGGCAACTATCAGAGGTGAACCATGAAGCTCGCATCGCTGTCCCTCGTTGCGCTGCTCGCCGTCGCTCCCGCCTTCGCCAAGACCCCGCCCAAGTCGGCGGAGAAACCGGCGGAGGTTACGTGCTTCTCATACGAGAACGTCACCAAGTCACTCGAAGACAAGGTCGGCAAACAAGGCATCGCTCTCAAGAAAGTCGAAGGCGACGAGGCCAAGAATTTCGCCAAGAACTATATGGGCGCGGATTTCAAGTTGCCCGAGGACACTACGTTCATGTTCTATCGAATGACGGACAAGAGCCCGATGATCTTGGTCGTGCGTTTCGTCAAGGGCTGCGCGATGAACTACGGCGCGCTTCCGGCCCGGGCCTACCCGTCCATTCTCGAAGACGGATCACTCTGACGACCGAATGATACGCGAACGCGCATAATCTGAGATTATGCGCGAACCCGTATAGGACGAGGCGCGCATGTGCGCGCTCCATCGCTTGTGCGGTGAATACTGAGAGGAACCACCGCATGAGCGGCGATGCAGAACTCGATGAGATGCTCGGCCCCGACCCGGTTGCTGAGCCCGAAGAAAACCTAGTTGATGGTGCCGTCCCGATCAAGCCCAGTCTGGCCCTCCTAGAGCGCTCGCGATCTTACCCTGTCAATCGCGCGGCCCGCAAGAACACTCCCGAACGCCTCAACCGTGCCCTGAGCTACGCGACCGAAATGCCGGTCGGCGCTGATGTCGCGCGTCGGCTCGGCATCAGCTACACGACGTTGAAGTATTGGCTCCAGAAATCATTCGAAGGCGCACCGGGAGATGGCTTCGACATCGTCATGGGCGAGGACGACGAGAACGGCACCGATGACAACACCGTGCGCTTTCACGAAGCGTGGGATATTGCCATGGAGGCGGGCGTCCAGAAAGTCGAGGCTGCCACGATCAAGCGCGCGACCGGCTACGACGAGACACTGACGTATCAGGGACGAGTGCAATACAGGTACGACCCGAAAAAGCTCGCGGATGCACGCGATCTCGGTTTACCCGAGCTTGTCCCGGATAACTATCTCACCGACGAGTTCGGCGCTCCCGTTCCGGAGACGGTCTACAAGATGGACCCGGACCTCGCGATGTTCATCCTCAAGACCCGCATGTCGAAGACCTACGGCAACAAGGCCAGCGTCGATGTCAACGTGCGCGGCGGCGTGCTCGTGGTCCCGATGCGAACGATTGCGGCTACCGACCTCAACGAAATCGAGAGCAACTACCGCAAGACCGGGCGTCCGACCGTGACATTCGAAGAGGGCGGCGACGACGATGTTTGAGCTTACCGGATCAGTCGAGACTTTCAAGTCGATCAACGGCGAGTACGTCCCGTATGTGCGGGACGCTAACGGCGTGTTGAAGCAAGTCGCTTGGGCTCCCCAACCCGGCTCGCAAACGTTCTTTCTCGCTGATCCGACTGTCGAGGTTCTCTACGAGGGTACGCGCGGCCCGGGCAAGACCGACGCGCTCATCATGGATTTCTGTCAAGAGATCGGCAAAGGCCACGGCGCGGAATGGAAAGGCATCCTCTTCCGACAGACCCATCCGCAGTTGCGCGACATCATCGAGAAGTCGAAGAAATGGATCAAGCGCATCTGGCCTGATGCGATTTACAACGAAGTGAAGACGATGTGGGAGTGGCCCACGGGCGAGCGTCTCTACTTCGCGCACTTCAACGTTCGCAGCGACTACGACAACTACCACGGCCACGCTTATCCGTGGATTGGTTGGGAAGAGTTGACCAACTGGCCGAACCCGGATTGCTACAAGAGCATGTTCTCGTGCTCGCGTTCGACCATCAAGGGCATGCCGCGCAAAATCCGTGCGACGACGAACCCATACGGCGTCGGCCACAACTGGGTCAAGGCGCGCTGGCGGCTGCCGATCAACGGCGAGATGGGGCCGAACGGCACGCGTCCGTGCGTCGGTCCGCTCATCGTCGGAGATATTGACGCCGAGGGCAACAAGGAACCGCCGCGTCGCGCCATCCACGGGTATCTCGACGAGAACCAATTGCTCTTGCACGCCGACCCCGAGTAC